ACAAATGAAGTGTAGTATCCTTTTGAGTTTCCTCCTTTTTTAACTTTATCTTGCAATTTCAAAAACCATGATTCAGCTTGTTTGGCTGTACCTCCATTTTGATTTCTATACATATCCAATACTTCAGCAATCGAATCCATTGCTATAACATCATATCCTAAATCAAATACATATTCAATTGTTTCTTTTAAATTATCCATATGATTTTTCAAAAACAATGTTTGAACACATCCAAAATGTGGTATTCTTTTACAGTATTTGTAATGTCCTATTTCATCCATTTCACCTTGTATAAATAAACATTTATACCCTTGTTGAGTGAATTTAGATAACATATCTAATACTACTGTTGATTTACCTGATCCAGGCCCTCCAGCAATCATTAATGATACACCAGGCATCAAACCACCATCAGTGGAAAGAATAACATCAAATTCTGTGTTTGTTTTGAAAGGAACAAATAATGATTCATTAAAATTTAATTCACTTCCTCTAATAAGTTTAACTTCATTAGGTTGAAATTTAACTTCTTGTTTTTCTTGCTTGGGACGACCACGTCGCTCAATTTTCATTCCCATAATTGTTTCATTTTTCATAACCTTTATCTTTTTATTTGAACTGAATATACGAAAGAAATTTAGAGAAGCATCATTTTTTCTGATTTTCTTTTAAGAAATCTAATGCTTTTACTATTTGAGAGCATTCCTCGTATAATTCATGTTGTTCATATGTTGGAAGATGCGTTTTTAACACATATTCAAAATCTTTTCTATCTACCGTAACATCTAAAAGAATCTGTTCCTCTTCCACAAATACAGACATTGCTGGGATGTGGCGTTTTTTACCTTTTAGATTTCTCAATATCGCACTCACCAATGCTTTAGATATGCGGATATCTTTATGTTCAATCATTTGATTGAATTCCTCACTATTGCTTATTGTAAATTCTTCCATTTTTGTTATCATGTTAAAATAAATCTAAAAAATTGGTGTTGATGTTTTTTTCTCTAAGTTTTTGTAATTTTTCGTCTCTTTCTAAAGTTTTAGAAGCTAAATTCTCTAAATGTTTAGATTTTTGAGCTTCATAATCTTTTATTATTTTATCATGTTTTTTCTTTTTCATATCATTTATAAATATTAAATTTTATTTATATGATACTAGTGAGTATGGATCGTCTGAATCATCTTTTTCTTTTAAACCCAACTGTTCAAGCATTTTAATCTGGTAGTCATCAAGCATCATTTTTTCCTCTTCCATTTTCATGGTGATTGAGCCATGCCCTTCAAATTTCTCTATTTCCTTTTCAGTAAATACTTGTCCGTAATATATGAAATAGCAGTTGTAGCAAAGTAATTGAACATTCCCTAAATTATAATGTCTTGTATCTCCATCTTTAAAATGAAGGATAAGAGGCATTTTATAATCAGTTATTCGTCTCTCTTGATATCCACAACTGTGACATTTTTCCTCCATCAAATTTGCCTCAATCATTCTATGTTTGAGTTTTTCGGGACTAAAATGTACAGCACTTACTCTACCTTCAACTATATCTAGAATGTGAGGATCATTACTTTTAAATTTACCACTATGAGTTGAAAATTTTGGAATCCCTTTACCATGCTGGTTTTTATGCATGTCAAAGAGAGTCTCACCTGTTTCAGGGTGAGTATATTGTTTCATAAAAGGTTTCAGATGCTGGTAAGAACAATTCAAGTATCGAGCGGCGGCTCGAATTGATTTTGTTTTAGACATAGCATCTAAAATTTGATCTCTTGTGTAAAATTTTGCTTTAGCCATTATTCTATATCAGGATTATCATCTTCCTCTAAATCAGTTGATTTATAATCATTTATATATTTTTCATATTGAATATCTTCTAAAAATACAATATCATTCCATGTATGATCTTTTTCCCCAAATGTTGAGGTTACACCTTTTTTTGCACCTGTAGTTGAACAATCAACACATGTTTTTGTATTTGGAAGTGCTTTTATCCTTAATGGGTTAATTTCTTGTTTACAATAAATACAATTCATTTAATTTTGTTTAAATAGTTATACAGTTGATTTACATTTGATATAACCGTGGAATTTCCATTTTCATCTATCATATTATATGATTTAGCATCTAATAGTTTCCTTTCACCACACCACCACAATATAATTCCTCCTTTTAAAGAACCATATGAGCGTATGATTAAATTTTCTATAATTGAGAAATAAGGATCCTCATATCTAATCATATCTATTCCCAGATCCATTAGATAAGTTGATCTATCTTCTAAATCTGAGAGAGTATTAACAAGGTTTATAAAGAATTGTTTATCTCGTTTTTTGATTGTTTTTGGATTCTCAGATATATTAACCCCCTCACCTGCTGTTTTCTCTAAACTGTTAATGTTGATATCCATATGTTATTTTATTTCTTTTACTCTAAATATTTTAAGAAAATCCTCTAATGTAAGTTTTTTAACTTGAGAGAAAAACGATATAGCTTTTTGAATATTAAGAGCTGAGGTTTTTGAGATTGCTTCCTCTTTAGAGTCGTTTAAGTAATAAAGTTTATATTTTTTCATCTTATTAAGTTATTTGAATATATGAAAAATGATTTTAGGAGACAAATTTTTTAGTTTTTTATAAATATTAAATTATTTTGGAGTTCCTCTAAATTGCTAATTGTGATTTTAAATATATCAATCTCAAATTCACCTATTTCACCACTTTCTTTTATAATTGATGGCATTTGTTGGAGTAATTGAAAATTCTGTTGAGTTAATTGAGTTGCATCAAACTCTACTACTATATCATTTTCTCCAATAGGATCATTATATCCTACATGTAATACTCTTTTTGATAGATCAAATGATGTGTTAGATTGTTCTTTTTCAACATATGCAGTAGTTAATACCTGCATGTTGTCTTCTATATAGATTCTATCACACCATGGTTCTAATATTCCAAGCAATTGTAGATTACAGTTTTTAACTACATATGCAATATTATATTTAGGGGATATAATTGGATGTTGATATTCATCATTTTTAACCCAGCTCCCCCACTTTCTAATATAATGTTTTGCAGCTTTATCTTTCATATGGTGAAATTTTTCATCCTTAGTAATCTGTTCTATACCATCTTGGAATTGACCTCCTCTACATGTTAGATGATATACTAAAGCATCTCTACTTTGTATGCAAGTCATCCCATTTAATATCATTCTATTAAAAATATCTGAATCTTCATGGTAGGAGTGGAATATTTCATCATGCATTCCCATTTCTATAATTTCATTTTTATAACAAGCCCATGGGGCAAAAATCCCTTTAGTAGTTTGGTTTTTTTGTTCTTCTCGTATTTGAAAACCAAATGTATCAAATTCTTTTTCTTTGAAATCTTCAGGATACATTCCAAAGTCTCTTATAATTTTTTCTCTCCCCTCCGGATGTAAGGGTGGTTCTATTCTAGTACCCGCTATAATAGTTTTAGGTTTTAGATGCTTTACTATATTCATATCAAATCCTTTACCCATAAACATATCAGCATGGAACATACAAACGATATCAGTTTCAGCTAATTCAATACATCTATTATATCCTGCTGCTATACCTTGTGATTCCTTTTCAGAATTAACTAAATATCTAATATTATTTTGATTCAGCCATTCTACTGTTCCATCATTATCTTGGTCTACCCATACTAAAATTTCATTATCTAATGTGGAATTTTGTTTAATGCTAGTAACTGATGATTTTAGATATCTTAGATTGTTTTTACTAGGGATACAGAATGTTATTTTATCCATGAAATTAATGTTTGATTTTCAATTATTTCTATTTCAGTTTTATGTTTTGAGGGATAAACAACAATACAATCTTCTTTATTTCCTGTATCTAATCTATATATTTCATATCCCCATTTCTTCAACAATTCAATTACTTTTTGGTCTTTTTCTGAGTCGAGATAATTTTCTAAAAAGAAAATAGGATAATTATTTTTTATAGTTTTTTCTCCTCCTTTAATAGCTTCTAATTCAAATCCTTGAATATCTAATTTAATAAAATCTAATTTGTCTAAATTTAAATTATCTATGGTAGTTAATGTAACTTCCTCTTCTCCTTCATCTAAATCAGTTAACCCTCTTCCTCCATAGTTTATACAACCCTCTGAGAAGAATTGTTCTTTAAGTGGGGTCATTTTTAATTGGGTTGGTTTTTCACCTAATCCTAATCTAAATTGACTTACTATATTGGTTACTCCATTAAGTAAAATGTTAGTAGATAGTAAATTAAATATCAGGGGTTGGGGTTCAAAACTATATACTTTTCCATTATTGGCTAATGAAGCAAAACACACTGTGTGGAATCCTAAATTAGCTCCTCCATCTATTATAGTATAATTTTCTTTAATAAATTGACTATAAAAATAAAATAAATGTTGTTCCCAATAACCATAATTATTAATACAATTACTAATTAGATCCTTTTCTAATAAGCAAAATTGTCCGAATTGGGTTTTTTTAAAATATATATTCATAAGTTATATTTTATTTATAAAGTTTTGAATTGTTATATAACTTTCTTGTTCATAGGTTTTATATAACTTATCTTCTCTAGTAGATAAAGTATTGGTTCTTTTTAATGGATGTTTATAATTATGCCCTTTTATTCTATTTTTAATAATATATTGAGGAATTTTATTTTTTAGAAATACTAAATTAGCACAATAATCTTCTCTAGAAAAATGTAAATCATCAGGGATAAATTGGGAAAGATTAGGGGATAAAGCTAATAATGCCCCATCTATTTTAGGTAAGTTATTTTTGATTATTTTTATATCCCCTGTATTGTTTACATGATTTAAAGCTTCGTAATTTATATAATCATCGCAAAATAAATATGGAGGGATAGTATTATTTCTTTTAGGCCAATTCCTTTCATACAATTCTAATCCTTCAAATTCCACAACTCCCCATGAATCATCTCCCATTTTTCTAGAAGCTAAGCTTAATACATGGGGTTCATCTATATTTAAATTAGAAAGTATATAAAAATAATCTTCAGGTATCAAACAATCACTTTCTCCCCAAACTGTGTATTTATGATTATTTGAATATATTTCTCTTCTCCAATCCCCTATATTGTAAAAAGGATCATCATTTGTTTTATATGTTATTTTAGCATTAATGAGTGTAGGGTGATTAATGAATTCTTTAAACATATCCTCAGGTTTTCCTTTAATAGGTTTCTCTAGATATGTTTGAGAGTTAAGACAAAAGCACAATTCAATAGGAATTGAACAATGTTTTAAGGATTCATATAGAGAATCTAATGTTTCATTTATCATTTTAGATTCATACCACATTATATGTTGTTGATAAAGTATCATAAATTATAATTTCTAGCTAAATTTCTATAATGATTTAATATATGAAGAGAATTTATTTTTTTAAAATATTTATACATTCCTTGTTCTGCTAAAATATTATAAGTGTTTGAATTAGTTTCTTTTATAGTTGCACTCCCCAAATGTACTGCGGTTACTATATCTAATACTCCTACTTTCCATTCTTTTTGTTCACATATATACCCCGAGTAAACATCATTCCCCCACCCATATATTAAATCGTCATCATATTGTTTTACGTATTCTATAAAATCTCTATGGATTAAGGGGCATTGAAAATCAACCCAAGGAACTTGCCTAATATCTTTTGAATACCAATTATTCATTGTGGGCCAGTAACATTGATTTTCTTCAGGTTGGATTATAGATGGGGATATTATTTTATATTTAGCTAATTCTTTTCTGAGGATCTTTACAAAATCTTTACCATGAACTATTAAATCGCTATTTAAAAATAATAAAGAATCATATTTTGGGTTATCTAAAATCCATTGGAAGGCCAAATTTAATCCTCCTCCAAACATTAAATTTTGGTCTACTCTAATAGAGGGATTATCAGGTTTTATTTCACTCCCATTATCTAAAATAACTAAATCATAATCTTGGTTTTCATAGGGTTTAAGTTGCCTATATAGACGATCTGTAAATTGTTTAGTGTTGTAATGAAGAATTACTGCTAATGTTTTCATTTTAAATATATAATATTATTTATAATTTTATTTTTTAAACCCGTAAAAATATAAATCATGTAATTCTACACCTAAACACTCACCATATTCTATATTATAATATTCATATTGATTAATAAATTCTTTAAAATTACTTATATCATCTATACTTAAATTTTTATAGTAATCAGACCATTCTTCTGAGATTTGTAGTAAAAGTGGGGCTGCATATGATCCATCACTATTTCTAGTTCCATGTTCTTGTCTATTAGGAGCAGCGCATGTAAATAAAAACAAACCCCCAGGTTTAAGCATTCTAGTAATATTTAAAAGACTTTTTTCCCAAAACATATCATGTTCAAAAACTTCAGTACTTATAATTACATCATAGTTATTATCTGGGGCTTGATATTGATGAGATATACTAATAACATCTACATTAGGACCCTCAGCAACATCTAATCCAGTATATTCACAATTAGTAAATAAATGTTTATTGTTTCCGTTTATATCCAATGAGCCTACATCTAAAACTTTTTTTCCTACAAAATAATCAGGGAACTGTGATTTAATTTTGTTACAATAATTTGTTATGGTAAAATGCATAATTTTAATTTTATTAGTTTAATATTAATATATAGTGTTTGTACTCCAATTTGATTGTAAAATAACTCCTAAATAATATTTAGATAATTTATTATTATCTAAATTATGATGTTTATCATATTCATATTGTAGTGAATAATGGTAAACTTTAAATAATGGGCCTCTAGGATATATTGGAATTGTATTATCATGTAATAACCATTCTCCATACCATGTAAATTCTGATGGGGTTGATTGTAATAAATCTGTAAAATTTAAATTATTTGGATGTAAATATTTTTCATATAATGACTTCCAAACAGAAGCAGACCAAATAACGGGTGATGGACCAAAATCATAAATAACTCCATTTCTTTGAAAAAATTCCATTATAGATAAACGATCTTTTTCATATTCTATATAAGGGTTAAAACCAGGTTGATGTTTATCCATAAACTCAAAAAGATCTCGATGTTCATGACATATAGTATATGGAGTATTATTATCATACATGAAATCTTTAATATAAAAAGGTTTAATAAAAACACTATCTGAGTCTATACAAATATAATTTTCACATAACTGTAATTTCCAGAATTGACTTTTCACAATTTGTTGCCCTAACCAGCCTTGATTAGTAGAATCAATATCTTCATCGGAGATTAATGTATATGAGTTATTACCCAATATATTAGAAAATAATTCTAAATCTTCTTTTGGAACTGAAATGAAAAATGGGATAGAATCTTTATTATATAATATTATACTATCTAAAAGAGATTTTACTCTGTATACATCATTTTTATATGATTTACAATATAAAACTATTTTTTCCATTAATCATAATTTATTTTATTACTAACAACTACTGTGTTTAAACTTAAAAATGACATTCTGTCATTTAATCTGTTTGAAAATTTTCTAAATTCTTCACCCAACATCTGATCATTTGGGTATTTTTCACATAACACTTGTAAATGTTTATGATCAAATGTTTTATTTAAAGATCGTACCTCTTCCCCTAATTTAAAATCATTGGGATTAGCATCTACTATTTCTTGAAAAAGATCAATCATATTTTATAATGTTTCGTAATAGTTATTTTGTCTTTCCTGTTTTTCTATTGTTTTTGGATGGTATAAAGCAAAATCTTTATCTTGGGGTAAATGGGAGTAGGTTTTAAATCCATCTAATCGCTCATGAACCTTATTTACCCATTTAATTTCGGGTGTATTTCTATATAAACGCCATTGATAATCTGGCCAATTTATCCAACCCTCTGGTGTTACTTGCCATCCCCATTTTATAATATGTTCTGAGGTTATATTCTCAACTGTGTTTACTCTAGGGACAAGGATTACATCTATATATGGATTTTCATAGATTATATTTTCCATGTAGTTCATTAATGTTTCTGAGGGGATCTCATCAGCATCAATATTGAATATATAATCACCTTTACACATTCTATTTAATTCATTTTTCCAATCAGCAAAATGACCTTGAAATGTACTTTCCTTTAATTTAATATAATCTTTAGAGGACCATATATATAGGAGTTCAAGTAATTCTTGAGATGCTTTTGGTTTATCTAGCAAAACACAAATTTCATCCTGTGGTCTCTTATGTTGTAAGAGAAATGGAATTAACCGTTGAATCTCAACAAACTCATGACATACTGTAATAGCATATGATATAACCATATTTTTTATATCTTTATTTTGGTAATATATTAAGATAACTTAAGGCCTCCAAATAATCTCTTTCATGAAATATCTGCATATTTGTCATATCCATTTTATGAGTTTGTTTTTTACCGTTTATCTCTTTCTGTTCCTCCTCAGGTATCTCAATTGATTTTACAGCCGCCCATCCCCAACTTTGAGCATTTGGACCATACGCAAATATCATTCCTATCTCTGGTTGATTGATAGTATTTGGAACCCATGTTAGATTAGTTTCAGGATCTACCCAAGCCAATTCTCTATACAACTCAGGTAAGGTTTCCATTTGTTGTTCATAAAATTCTTCTCCTTCTTTCATCAAACTATTAGTCCAAAATCCACAAGATAAACTCATGAATGAGGAAATTTCTGGGTTGATTTGTACTTTGTAGCAGAGGTCTCCGCCTGATTTAGGACATGCAATTATTTCTTCTGTTGTCATTTTGTTTATTTTTTTAAAATTTGTACTCCCCCACTCTCATTGGTTAATAGAACATAGTTTGGGGGAACATCTATGTTTTGTAAAGCATATTTGTAAATTGTGTTTTTTTGTCCTTTTTTTCCTTTATCTTGTTTAGTTAAACTATCTTCACCTTCTATATGTAATCCTTTAGGGGAATATTCATTTATAAATTGTTCTATACATTTAAATACAGTTGAAATTAATGAGGTATATTCTTTAATAGAATAATCAATATCAGAATTTTCATAACTGTTTCCGTTTATCGTAAAATCTATTTCATAAAATCCGCTACTTAATTTATGAAATATAATTTGAATGCTGTTCTCTTGATTATCTTTAAAAACCTCACATTTAATTTCATCCCCCGAATCAAAGAATGTAAATTTTATTTTAAATGGGGATGAATCAAATATTTCTTGCAGAAATAATTGTTTTTGTACTTCTTCTTTAATGGTTTGTCTTAAAGAATTTTTATAATTATAACTTCGGAGTTTCATTTACTTCTACTTTTTTATCCTATTATAAATTTGATTATTTTGTTTCTATTTTAGATAATTTTGGTAATTCAATTTTTTTGAGTTTTGGTAATTGTAGTTGAATTTGCTTTGGAAACTCAGGTATACGTTCTTTAAATATGGAATCCAATTTTTCTTTCATTTTCTCAAATGAAAAGTTTGTTCTTGAATAATAACCCTGACGTTTTGCTTTCTCAGCATATCCTTTATAATTTTCAAATACATCCCTCAAATAATGTCCTACTTGAGTATGATCAACGGAGAACCATTGTGCCTCTTTAAGCAGCATATTATTGGCTGCTGTTGGATGAATGTTGGTTAATTGTCCTGAGAGTAAGGGAGTGAATTCTTCATTTAAATAATCAATATGTCCACTCCAATTTGTAGATATGATTGGTTTGTTTGTTAAAGAGAATTCAAGTAATGGACGTCCAAAACCTTCCCCTTTGGTTAAACTAACCATGGCTTTTATTTTCTTATGATTATAAATGCTATTCATTTCCTCATCTGTAAATTCACCATGCAACAAATATATGTTTGGTAAATTTGTAGAATTTACTGTAGATTGAATAACTTTAATTCGTTTAATGATTTCATCTCTATCCATATAGGATGCACCAACTTGAGTTGTTTTTAGAATTAGGGCTGGCTTCTTTGATTTATTTTTAAATGTCTCTAAGAATGCTTTCACAAGTAATCCTACATTTTTTCTATCTTCTCCAATTTGACCATTCATCCAATGTCCACAAAACAAATATGCAAAATCCTCTTTTACATTGAAATCAACCATACATGGTTTTGAATCTGGTTTGTAAATATCTGTTCGAGCCCCCTCAAACAATATATCGCTATCTTTTGTCCATTCTACTACTCCAATGGGTTGGTTCGTTTTTTGGTCTCGTTTTTCAAATTTTGAATTCTTTAGAATGTCAATTGTATGTTTTGAGGAACCTAATACTAGATCCATCCGTTGACATCCCTCTATCCATTCCGCAGGTGCAATAGTTGATTCAATTCCTGCTGTAATTCCAATATTATATTTCCCAATTGGTTGAAATTCATTTGGAACCGTAATCCATATCATGATATCGGGTTGTTGTGTTAACTGATTGATAAAATGATCCTCTAAAAATTTCCATTCAGGATTTTCATCTATGAAATTCATTGGAGTATTTCCCCATTTGCATGGGATAATTTTAACATCCCATTCATCTTTTTTTAACTCAATGATTGCTTTTGCAACATCCCTTGATCTTGCTCCATAACCCGAGAAGGTTTGAATAGGGGCATATATAACACATGTGTTTTTATTCATAACTTTATTTTAATAAAATAATTCGTGATTAATTGTATCTTCTTTAATCTCACCTACATTGATGAATTCAAATTTTAAGCGTGGTTTCCACGTAGAAAATAATTGATCTATCGCGCTAATAATTCTCTTACCCATTATTTCTCCAGTAAATCCACCTTCATTTAGAGCAAATTCTCTACCTTTTAATCCTAATTGTTTTCTTTCCTCTCTAGAAAAATTATACACCTCCATCATTTGCTCGGCTGCATCCTCTGGTCTACATCTATCATCCCAAATATATGGTGTGGTTGGAGAACCTTGAATTGATCGATTCGTTGGATAAACGGGAAATGTCCATTCTCCATGCTCTACATATCTTGCTGTATGATTGGATGGGATTTGGGATGATGGATTAAACCATTTACCTTCTTCATCAATAAATCTCATCTGATCTTGCATCCCACCTGTAACGTTAGCTATAATTGGTGTTCCCGCCAATATTGCCTCCGTTAATGATAGACCCCAACCCTCATTCGAGGTTAATAAAATTTGAGCATCTGCTAAATTATATAAAACATTCAATTGAGATGAATCAAGTTTTGAAGTTGAAAAATATATTGCTGAGGGGTAATCTTTAAATAATATTTTTCTAACAGTCTCTAAATCTGTTCCATGATCTGAAATTAGAGCATCTGTGTGGATAATAAATGCACATTTTTCTGCTTTATCTTTTGGCAATGAATCTAAAAATTTCCTAAATGCAAGCATTGTATCGGGAAGTTGTTTTCTTCGGATATTTCTTGAATTAAAAAATAAAACAAAATCCTTCTCATATTTTCCAAATATATTTTTTCTCGCCTCAATTATCTCGGGATCATTATCATCCAATGGTTTAAATATATTCTCGTTTAATCCATGAGGAACATATTCAATAACTTTATCTTCAGCTTTCTCACCCAATACTAATTCATTGATGAGTTTTGTTTGTTTTGAGATAGCCAACAACGCATCACATGATTCATAAAATGATTTATTATATAATGGAGTAGGTAAATCATCCCATATATTTAAATAAACTATAGGACATTGCTTTCTAATTTCATTTTCTATTGAAAATAACCACTCAAAATATCTAGGGTCAGTTATCAACATTATAGCATCTGGCTTCTCTATTTTAAGTAACTGTCGAATCAAGTCTGGATTTCCATACCCATCAGTTGGATATAAGAATACAGATGCATCTTCTACTCCTGAATTTTTTGCTGTATCTTGTGATAAGTCTAAATGTTTTCCTTTCTCGGGATGTTGGACAGCTCCTGCAATTTGAACCCAATTGAAATGTTGACATGTGTTGAGTACCATTTCACGAGCCACTGTTGCTATTCCCGAATGGACTCTTATATCATCACATATAAGAAGGATTTTTTTACGCTCGGTTTGAGGTAAATGATTGAATTTTTCTTTCATATTTTATATAACTTTTATTTTTAATATAATAACTATTTTTTAATTTTCCAAATTTAAATCATTATGGTTGTGAATTTGTTTGCGGAAATTTTCATCTGTTATGTACAAATGCATTGTACGTTCTGCTAATTTTTGAAAGCTAAATTTTCTTTTTATACATTCAACACGAAATTGCTCAAATAAATCTTTGTCTATTTTTACGCTTGTTAGGGTTTGGTTACTTGTTTTACTCATAATATTATTTTTTTGTTAGTATGTTGTATATACGTATGTAGATATTATGGGTAAGTCGCAGAACAAAAATGCACTTTATAAAAAGGACACCATCTGCAATTATCGTTTAGTTTTGGTTGGTGATCTACTTGTTTAAATCCGTTTTGATCAAACGCCTCTTCTATAAAATTTAGCATTGCTATTTCTGCTTTTTTTATTTTTATTTTACCTGAGGTTGGTTTGTGTTTTTGGATTCGTTTGATGACAAAATCTTCACTTTCCCTTAACTTGCGTTTTACTATAAAAAATTCTATGTCAATATTATCTATTGGGAAATTAAAGTGGTCTGCAAAATATTTTTTATATAATAGGAGTTGATATTGTTTTATTTCGTTTTTTTTATCTTTATCTCCCCAACCCCAAGTTGAAGTTTTAAAGTCTATAATTTGGATTGTATTAGTTGGTTCGTGATATAAAACAGCATCTAAATATGCTTGGTAAACTACATTCGGGTATTGTGGGTGTGGATTTAATGTGATAGGAATTTCAACCCCCACTAAATGCCATCCTCGTTTAGAGAAATGTTTTGATTTATTTTTTGCAAAATCGCGGATGATTTCTATTCCATCATCATAAAATTCTCTAAGTTCTGTTGGATTAGAAAAATGTTGTTTGTTATTTGATTTATATTGTTTGGCGTATTCTTCTCGTAATGTATCCTCGAACATTTCTGAGGTATTTATTTTATCTGCTGCTACTCCACTTTGTTCATAAAATGTGGTTAGGTAATGTTGGATAACCTCATGTATGGCGGTACCGAATACAGTATGGATTGTGGAGGTGAATTGTTTTTGTCCTTCTTTATATTGTAAAGACCATTTTTTTGGACATTCAGAATACATTGAAAATTGTGAGAAGGAAATAAGTTTTTCACTTGTCCAATCTATATCACGTTTAATTTTTCCTCGTATATCTTTTACGATTTGGGGGATAACCTTTTTCTTAGCCATTTGTTTAATATAAGAATGTTTTTTTATATTTCCAAGGAAAAAGAAACCTCCACAGTAGCGAACGTTGGAGGTTTTCACCGTCACGGTTTTGTAACGGTCCTAAATGTTATTTTATAATTCCGGCTCTTAATTGCCATAATTTCATTTCTTCAATATTTTCTTGAGAACCGATTATATTTGAATAATCTCTCATTCCTAAAGTTGAACCCATGCGAGATAGATCAATTGCATTTTCCGCTACGCGATGTAGATCCATATCGTCTTTTGCATCTTCTCTAGCATATTCTAGAAGACGGATAAAAAGTGGAACGTCTAGTTTTATGGTGTCTTTTGGGTTCATTTTTTTAAAATATTATAGTGACGGGAAATCTTCTGTGTTGAAAGAAGCTACTATGTCTTCTCCTTCTGTTGAGAATGTAACTGGGGTTGAAGATAATGGGTCTGTTAGGGTAATATTACCTTTGGATGAAATGTAATCATATGCAGGAGTAAACATTTCTGCTTCTTCTCCATATAGATCTTCATCAGCCCAGTTTATTTTTTCAAATGTGTAAGTTTGGGGACCTTCTTGAAAATCATCTCCTAAATCAATTGAATCGAATAATCCTAAAAGATAACTTTCTACACCAGAATTCATCCCACTCATTTCCTCATTCATTTTACCTTTTGAAAAATGTTCAAAGGCAATTTCATAGTCTGTTTTTTCACGATCAAAAATATTTCCAACCATTCCCATACCAACGAAGTTTTCGTTTAGTGATTCGTTAGTTTTGGAAGTTTTATTTTCATCCAATTTTTGTTTATATTCACCTTCTGTGATGATGCCTGAGAGCATTTGCATGCGTAGTGTTTCTTTGTTCATTTTTTTATATTTTATTATAAATATTATAGATTTTTTTTCTCCAATATTGTTTTTACCTTTTGTAGGTAAAGAATTGCATCCATATGTTCTTCTAGAGCGTGGTTAATGTAATCTATGAGTTCTAAATCGGTACGATCTAAATCACATCCGTATTTGTTTTTTCCAAATTCTGCTCTTTCAACAAATTTATCAATTATTGAATCTACAATTGAATCTGTAACTTGAATTTCTCTATTCATTTTTTTAATAGTTTATTTGCTTCTTCATCATTAATTCCCATCTTGTAAAGTATCTCTAATATACCTGGTTTTCGGAGTATATCCATATATTCTTCGGCTTCTCCAATCCCACATTCAAAATATTTTGCTATATATTCTGCTAAGGTTTTGTTTTGGATTTTCTTTTTAGAACCAATCCACTTAAGGTATACTTTTCTTTTAGGTAACATTTCTCTGTAAATTGAATATATTTGTTGTTTTTTATCGTACGGGATTTTTTGAATATAGTTTACTAGTTCTATATAATCCGGAGACATAGATAAATATTTGTGGATCATAAATGTATTCCATTTATCCCAACTTTCCAACGAAATGTTTTCAATGGGGGATTTATGTTGGGTGATTTCTTCCAACCACCCAAATAAATCTTTTATATATTTTTGTTTACTCACAAAGATATATCTTTATATTCTTCACGTAGTTCTGGTGGTAAAGAGTCTACTAGAATTTTTTTACTTTCTATATCATAAAATACAGGGATTGGGATGAGTGCATCCTCATCTGAACCAATCATGAATTTTGAAATTTTTCGGATGATGAATCCTTGAGCAAATAGATTACCTCCATCAAATCCAGTTACTGGAGTTGTTGTGGTAAAATCAATGTTTAATTGTGGTTTTTCCATTTTTGTTTGTTTGTTGTTTATTATTTATAATATATCCAATATTTTAGCTATACATGCTAAAAAGCATATTTCTTTATCCACTAAGGATACACTTTGGAACATATGCTCGTTTACTATAATAGTCACGAGTCCTTCTTTTCCATTTGTAAATTTTGATGAATCCTCAAATAATTTATTATATAATGAGTCGAAATCTGATAGATCATTATCAGCTATTAGTTGTCTAATTGTGGTGAATGATTTTGGGTTTGGTTTAGATAATTCTATTATTATTTTATCTTCTGCATCTGTACTGTTGTTTAGTTGAGAGGATAAAACTAGTTTATTATCTATAATATGTTTTTGAGCGGTATTAAATGTTCTACGAATATCTGGGTAGCAACTATTGATTATTTGGGCTAGGTCTGATATTTCAAATTCAATTTGTTCTGTCTCTAGGATATTTTTTAAATGAAGAGCTACTGCTTTTTTACTTGGTGGTTTTAGATTATAATCCTCTAAACGTGAGCGTAGCGGTTCTATCAAACGTTCGGGATAGTTCCCTGTTAATATAAAACGAGTATTTAAACTATATGTTTCCAACATATTCAAAAGCAACACTTGTGATGCTTGTAGAATATGGGTTGCTTCATCTAATATTACAATTTTTGGAGCACTTTTGAATGACATGGTGGAAACAAAAGGTAATATCTCGTTTCGAATATCATCCATTGAACGCTTATCTGTTGCATTCAAATACAAATAATCGCAATCTATATTTTTAGCTAGTATTTTTGCTAATGTGGATTTACCCGAGCCTGCTTTACCATAGAAAAATAGATGGGGGATGTTTTGTTCCTCTATCCATGTTTGGATTTTCAATTTGAAATTCTCGTCACATATATAACCCTCAAGAGTAGATGGTCTATATTTTTCGTTTAAAATATAATGCTCTTTTTTCATAACCTTAATATACAAAAAAAGCTTGCAATTTGCAAGCTCTTCTTTTAATTTTTAATCCCTATCATTCTTAATTGCCCAGGATGCCAATATCTATCTAATGTGGCTTTATCTACTGGGGTATCTATCCATTTATCTCTCAATTTATAATTAGTGTATCCACTTTTTGGATCACTATATGAGGTATGGATATTACCGTCTCTATCTGTCCAATTATATTCGTTTGCTGTAGTATAGTATGTGCTATCTGGGGTGCCTCTTCCGTTATCTGTGGTTAGGGGGAGGAGATTGTTTAAATAGCGTTCTCTATTTATTGTATCTTCTCTGTTGGATTTTTCTCTAAAGCTTTTTCCCCAAAAATCATCGCGGTATTTTTTTACTATTTTAGTAACTTTACCTTTTTCTTGTGGTGTTAAAGGTCTACCCATTACATTTTGAATATGATCTTTAACATCATATTCGTGATGGTGTTGGTTTTCTTGTGTGTAGGGATTATCTTGGAAAAACATTTCTACTTCAGATGTAATATCAATATCTTCTTTTAAGATTTTTTGAATTTCTTCTTTAATGAGTTGTTTAAGATCTGAGTGTTTCATTTTTTATTTTATAATTCCGGCTCTAACAAGCATTTGTCGTTTTTCCCAATCCAATTCCTCTTGTAATTTTTGTTTAAAATCAAATGTGATTGGTTGAAGTTTAGATCTTTGATCAGCTGTTATACCAGTTACTACTAGTTTATATTTTCGTTCAGCACCTGAGCCAACAGGTTCTACTTCATATTTTACTGTGGGTACATCACCTAGTCTTGCCTGTAATTGTTTTTTAAGTTTGTCGGCTTGGTCTGCTGTGTTTACTGTTGTGGATAATGGGGGAGCTGGTGGTGCTTTAGGTTTTATATCTTGTGTTGGTTTTTCTTTATCTGTTTGTCTTTCAACATCTATAAAACTAAAGGATACATTTGCATTATCCATAATAGTTTTTAAAACTTTTCTAAGATATGATTTTGGATTGAAAGGTGATTTTTCTAAAGGAAAAACAATTTTATCATCTTCTATATTAAAATGAACATCTTTCTCCAATTTACCTGCATATTTTTTCAAATTATCAGGTGTTTTCATAGGAAAATAATTTTTACCATATTTTCCATAAAATTCTAATGGTAAAGATTTACCGGAGAGTGTTTTTAGCCAATCCTCAAATTCCCCTTCATTTCCTTCAGATTTCCAAGCATCGAATTTGGATTGGTTTTTTTCTACTGTTTCTGACCATGCCTCTGGGGCTCTGTTTTTGATATCCTCTATTTTATTATCTTTTTCCTCATCTGAGCGTGAATCCCATTCTTTCCAAGCTGCGCCTGCTTTTTGGGCTGGGATAGAAGGGCCAAAAATTTTAGTGATAATTTTAGGATCTCTCATATTTTGAGCATATATCCCATAATTTTTAATATTATCTAATGCTTTTAAAGCATCCTCGATTGAATCAGGTTGAATACCTACATCATATGATGCTCGTAGGAGTTTTTGGTCAGCTCCTTCTTCATCTTCTATTTCGCGTAAAATGTCTCTTAATTTCATATTTATACATATTAGTCTTCACCGTAAATGTTAAAACGTTTGGGTGGAGATTGAGGAATTTCTTCTACTTTAAATTTTATAGCGAATATTTTGGAATTTAGTGGTTCTAATCTAAAATGACATTTATCATTTGTTTTTTGAAAATATGCCTCTAGAACATCAGTAAGGGAAGGATATTCAATATCCTCCCCAACTAATTGCCAAGTATCACCTTTACCACTTATACGTTGAGCTATTAAATGGTTATATTCTACTTTCTTTGTTTCCATATTACATCATACCCATCATGGAAGGATCAAATCCACCATCTTTTTTATCTTCTGGTTTGTCCACTACTACACATTCTGTTAATAGAATTGTTCCAGCAATGGATGAAGCATTTGAAAGAGCTTGTTTAGTTACTTTGTGAGGATCTAAAATACCTGCCTCTTTCATATTAACTATAGAACATGTTTTAATATCATATCCAGCCCATTCATCATCTTTTAATTTAAGATCATGTTGTGAAATCATGCGAGCATCAGCTTCTGAGTATCCAGCGTTAAATAGGATTTGCTCAAATGGTTTACCACATGCATTATATACAATTTTATATCCAAATTTAAAATCATCTGTGGTATTTTCATTTTTAATATCATTTAATGATTCTCTAGCATTTAAAAGTGCAATACCACCTCCGGGAACAATACCATCAATTAGAGCGGCTTTTGTGGCCTGTAGAGCATCATCTACTCTATCTTTTTTCTCTTTCATTTCAGTTTCTGTGTTACCGCCAACATGAACGATGGCTACACCACCAATGAATTTTGATAAACGTTCTTGAAGTTTTTCCATTTCAAATGGAGTTGAAGATAAAGCAATTTGTTGTTCAAGATCTTCTACTCGTTTTGTAATTGTATCTTCATTTCCTTTACCATCAATAACTGTGGTTTTATCTTTTGTAACAGTAACTGTGCGTGCTTGACCGAACCAATCCCATTGGAATTTATCTAATTTCATTCCTTTATCTTTATCAAATACAACTCCACCAGTTAAAATTGCAATATCTTCCAAGATCAACTTTCTACGTTCACCGAACTCAGGCGCGCGAACTGCTGCTACTTTTAATGTACCACGCATTTTGTTGACTACTAATGTTGAAAGCGCTTCTCCATCGATATCATCGCAGATAATCAACAATGATTTATTAGCTTGAGATACTCCTTCCAAGATAGGTAACAAATCCTTTACAGCTGAAAATTTATGGTCTGCAATAAAGACATAAACATCATTTAATGTGGTTGACATTGTTGAGTTGTTTGTTACAAAATATGGTGATTTATATCCACGATCAAATTGCATGCCCTCTACTGTCTCTAAATATGTTTCTCCGGTTTTAGATTCCTCAATATAAACTACACCTTCACGTCCTACTTTCTCCATTGCTGTAGAGATCAACTTTCCAATGGTTGGATCATTGTTGGCAGAAATTGTGGCAATTTGTTCTAGTTGTTCTTCTGTGGAGATTTTTTCATGTATTTTTTTCAACCCCATCAATACAACATCAACTGCTGAATCGATTCCTCTTTTAATTTCAACAGCATTTGCTCCATCGTTCAAACGAGTTAAACCTTGTTTAACGATTTCGCGTGCTAAAAGTGTTGATGTTGTTGTTCCATCTCCTGCGTTATCTGCTGTTTTAATGGAGGCTTGTTTGATCATGTTGATTCCAAGATCCTCAATTGGGTCCTCTAATGAGGAAATTTCACGTGCTACAGATACACCATCTTTTGTACTATGAACTTGTCCATCTTTCATATAGACAACATTTCTTCCGTTTGGTCCTAAAGTTGAGACTACAGCATCTGCTAATTTATCAATACCTTTTACTAACCTTTTTCGAGCATCTGCTCCAAATTCAATTTGTTTACTCATATTATTCTTCTATTACTTTTGCTAAAATTTGTTTTTCATTTATAATATAAAATTCTTGACTGTCGTGTTCGATTTTTGTTGCTCCCATAGTAGGTAATACAACTACATCTCCTACTTTAACTACAGTAGATACAAATTCACCAGTTACGGTGTGAGTTCCTGGTCCAACTGCTATAACAGTTCCATGAACATTTCTATCTTTTCCCATATCTGGAACGATAATGGAGCCATATTGGGTTTCTTCTACCTCAATGGGTTTAACAATGACTGCATCAAATAGTGCTTCTAATTTACTACTCATATTTCAATTGATTTTAAAAGGTTATCTAATCCGTTTTTTACTTCATTCCAAGTTGTAATATACTCTTTGATAGAGGAATATTCACCTTTGTTTTTGTAAAATTTTTCTTTTGCAATGCGATTTAAAGCATTTGTAAAACTACTGTAATATCCAATTACATTTTCTTGTTCTTTACCTGTGGCTTTTTTTCCTCCAAAACCACGAGTGGCTGTTGATTTTTCTATTACTGTAAAATTTGAAGCATCTTTTACAACATAGAATGGTTCCATTTGAGGATCTCTAATAATACATGATGTTGATTGAGGATCAATTTGATCCGTGCGGGACGGACGTCCTTTAGGTTTTTTTTCTTCTACCATAACTTATTTTAATTTATAACTTTAATATACGAAAACTATTTTAAGAAAACAATTCATTTATTCATACATATTAAAAACTTCTATCTTCTTTACGAACCATATAATAAGTACTTTGAATATCTCCAGTATCAAACTCTAATTTCATTAGACCCTGAGAGTTGAGATATAATTTACCTGTTTTTAGGTCTTTATTTGTGTTTAAAATATTTTTAAATTGGTTTGAATTAAATGGTAATTTTATATCCTCTACTTTAATATTGCCGTACAAATGGTAAGTTACTTTATTATTGTGACCATGTTCGTCTCCGAATGTAAAAGTACACATTTTATCTCCATTTAAATCAATTTCAGTAGATACCATCATATTATCTATATCACCCAATGCTGTTTTAGCTTTAACTAGATTTAATAGATCTTCTGAATCTAATGGGAAATCTGCTTCCCATTCTGGTTCGTTTACTGTTCCAATTCGAGGTATTAGTAATGGATCAGCTAAAGCATATGTTAAATCAAATTTGCTATCTTGGATATGTAATTTGGTGGGAATGTTTTTATGTTTTTCAATATTAAGGAGTAATTCACCTTGAGTAATATTGAGTAAACTAATGAGTTTTTTAGTATCAAAGATGGATAGTTCACAATCTTCAATACCAGCATTAGAACATACTATTTTACCAATTACTTCTCTATTGATAGATGTAAAATTGATGGTGAGGGTTTTATCTTTTATATCCCATTTTACAGATTCATTCTCACCTAGGTAATATTTGTTGATTGCGGCTTGTAAATGTAATTTATTTATCATAACAATTAATATAAGAAAAAGCCTGTCGAGAGACAAGCTTTTTTAAAAGAGATGGGATTTTATATTTTACCTGATTTTTTAAGTTCTAGGTATCTTTCTCTAACTTTTTGCATCCAGTCATAATATCCTCTTCCTTTAGCATGGTTATAAGGATAACTATCTTTATCATCAAGGTGAGTTGATAGGGTTTTTTCAAGTGATTCTACTCCAGTTAAAGTTATTAGTTTCCCATCTACCCATTGATAACTTGGAAGTTTTAATAAATTTCTAATATATCCGTCAATATTATTTCCCCAATCATCTTTAGGAGTCATACTCTCTCTTCTATTTCGTTCTCTTTGAGCGCCATCATGTCTTCTATCACTTTCTAATCTATCCCTTTCATTTTCATTTAATGGTGGGTTTAATTTTGGCAGTTTATACCCTAACAGTTGTTCTAAACGTTTTTGATATTTCTCTCCTCCATTTTCTACATACCACCAAGCAGTTTCTAGGATATCAATCAAATTATCTAAATCCGAGAATTGAAATCTTCCCTTTTCATCCAATTTATGAATATGGGCTATACTTGCTTCTACCCATTTTTTTAGAGAATCCTTAAAATCACCCTCATTGAGTGAGGAAGATTTTTTTTCTTTGTTCAATTTTGTTTTATACTCACTTTCAGTGATAATGCCTGAGAGCATTTGCATTCTAAGATTTTCTTTGTTCATTTTTTATATTTGAGATTTTATATTAATAAATATATAAAGAAATAATAAAATTATTAAGTTTTTTATGAAAAGTTAAAGAATTTTGCTTTATGGGGGTTGAGATTTAACTGCCATCCAATATCTGAGTATACAGTATGTAGTTTATTTCTGATGATACTATCAAATAATCCATCTCTGTCTATATATTTATTGACCATTTCCAAAATTTCAGGAGCATCATTGTATCCATTCAATGCTACTACCTCTATTTTATATGGGTTTGGTTTTAGAGCAGCAATATATATTTTATCTCCAATGGTAAATTCGGGATACTGTTTGGTTAATCCTTTAAATCGTAATATATCATTTGATATAATTGCTGATTTTGTATTTATAGGACATTTTAATTTGAGTTTTGAGAATATTTCACCGGTGGTTGGTTTTCGCTCAATATATTCATCTAGTTTTTTAAGTCCTACGGGTTTAAGGAGTTTTTTCCAATCTACTTTATAGATGGAATCTTTGAAATCCATTACGAATTTATCTATTTCCTCTTTAGGTTTGGAAAATAGGATAGATTTAATTAGTTCTTCTCCAAATTCTCTAAAATATGGGGGGAAATTTGATTTCATGATATCTAAACCTTTCATCTCTAATTCCTCAATTTCAACCCCCTCTTTATTTACAATATACATTGCATATCTACGTTTACCTGACCAATATGCTTTTTCAGCAATTACTTCTTGTTTTAATTCAAAGTGATGTCCCTCTATTATATTGAATAAATTTTGGGAGATTTGATTTAAATTATCATTAGATACTTTTTGAAGTTCATCTGTTAATACTAATAAACGTTTGATTTTTTCATCTCTATCATTATAATTTAGGTCTGGGTTTCTATGTAATAAGAGGTCTGTTAAGTACATGTAAAGAGAATCTGTATCGCTCGCGATAACAAATTTTTTAGGTTCTATATCTAATTGTTCAGATATATATTGGTTGGCAAATTCAATTGATTCTTTAGTTAATCTCTGACCACTATTTGTAATAGCTGAGGAGCATATTTTAAATCCATCAGTAAAACGCCAGGAGTTAATAGCATATGTACCGTAAAGAGCGTTTTGTAAGATTTTGAAAGCCATCTGATACAAATCATATAATTTATAATTTTCCCAATCTTCAGATTTACCTGCTTTTTTCTTCAACCCTTTATAATGATTTCGTTTATCAAACCAATCCCCCAATACCTCACAAGCTATACTTTTAGTATCTGTTCTAAAAAATGCTCCACTAGCTGATATAGTCCATTTATTATTTTCTATAAGTTTAATTAGATTACCTATAGTAATATGAGCATCTTTTAATCTATATGAATATTTATCTAATTTTTGGATATGAATTTTCTCTTCAGGGTCACGTTGTTTAAGTTGCTCAAGTGAATTATGTTGTTCATAATTATTTTTTGTAACAATTCTACCCATTAAAGTTTCAACTCCTAAATTCAAAGATTTGATGATTGAAGGATATAGTGATGTAAAGTCAAGATCAGATACATCTGAGTATAATCCAGGTATAGGATCAAGAAGATATCCACCAGCATATGAATCTTTTTTTCGGATAGATTTAACAGTACGATGAATAAATTTATTTGATAATGTTTTAACTATTGCTATTTTTTCATCCTCAAAACTATAGATATGACCCTCAATCGTGGATGTACCCCGTTGGTGAATAATATGATCTCCAACCTCCAATTCTCTAATGGTAGGGTTTGTTGTGGTAGGTTTATTTGGGGCAACTATGTTTTTACGTTTTAGATATGTTAAAATAGCACCCTCATTCAATGTTGTGTTATAGTATATAGATTCATATGGGGTGTGACATAGATGAGAGATCAAAACAGTTAATTCAATAAATTTTTGTTTTTCCTCTAATGCCTCTATAATTTCAACATCTCGAATATTATAATCAACATATTTTTCTTTATCCTCAGCAAATAATTTATCTAAACTACCATTATATTCTATTTTACCTAGTTTAGCATATTTTAATCCAATATCACCTAACTTATAAGATGATTCTTCCTTCATAATATACTTTTTCAATAAAAGCATATAATCTAAACTGTTAACTAACCCAATTTTAATTGGAGAATTTCCATTGTTTACATTTTCCTCTATTTTTTTAATAGGAGATAAACGTAAAACTTCATCCCCCATTATTTTTCGGATGCGGTAATATAGATAAGGAATATCAAAGAAATCTGAGTTGTATCCTACAACAATAGTGGGATCCATTTGTTCCCATTTGTTTAAAAATTTAGAGAGTAATTGTTTTTCAGAGGAGCAAGGAATAACAATTTTACCATTTATATTTGCTTCCTCCATTTTACCTTCTTTATCCAAGATAAAACATATTTTCTCTTTTGTTGAAACATCAATTAGAGCAATTGCGGTTATTTCTGCATTTGCCTCTCTGATGGTGTGTGGGGTAAGAGCACCTAAAATTTCAATCTCAATATCTAGATAAACTATATTATGGTATGATGGTCTATCATCTGTTTTATAATATAAATCCCGCAACAGAACCAGTTCACGGTCAATGTCTTTTTCCAATATGGTAGGATCTTTTCTATCATATCTACCTTGAATAGGAGAACATCTATCCCCAAATAATGTTTCAAATTCACCTTCCTCATCTAGTTTATAGAGGGTAGGCCAATATTGGAAACAGGATATACCTTTTTTATCATCCCTCAAATAGTAATGATATTGGTCGTCTCCAGGTTGACGAGAATAGTAAACTGCTTGATACATAACCTATTTTAAAATTTTTATTTAAAGAATTGCTCTAAATCGGGAGCAAAATAAGATAATGCTTTCATAACTTTCATATCTCGACTTCTGTATACAACATATCCATCTCCAACTTTCTCATAATGGCATGCCTCACCTTGCTGTTCACTTCTAACTTTCACAGTCTCTATTGCTTCTTCCTCTGTTTTACAGATTTTGGATAAATTGGATGCTTGAACTTCTGCGTATCCTGGGATTATTTTGTCTTTTAGACCAAATACTAAAGCTCCATTTCCTAAACCAACATATGTAATGTCTAAAATGGCATCTAGCACTCCTACAATATCATTTTTCTCAACTGCTTCTTTTAATTCATCTAGTTCCTCTTGTATAAAGTTGATTACAAAATCCGCATCTTCTTTATTGATTGTTGGGGTTGTACGATTTTGCCATGATTTACCCATAGCATTGTTAAATTCTTCTACTTCTGAGATGAAGGGTATTTTTTTATTATTCATTTTTATTTTCTATTAAATGGTAATATAATCTTTGTTTTACTGTGTCTTTCCAAACATTAATTCTAGCGTGGGATAAACTATCTTTTTGTTTTGGATCTATTAGGATCATAAGATTACCTTGTAATTCAGCATCTATTAAAGCTAGGATTTCTTCTTTTGTCATTTCAAATAATCTTGTATAGTTTGAGAATCATTTCTTTCCCATGGATATATCACCCATTCATCCCCCTCATGTGATTTGGCCCATATTGTTGGTTTAAAACTTGAGGTATGAGGTTTATAATGTAAACATGCAAAATAATTAGCATTTATTCTCTCAAATGTTTTTCCGGTATCACAAATATCATCTACAATTAATGTATTTTCTGAGTGAAAATTTATAAGTGGGAGGTTTAATTTGTGAGATAACATAACAGCTGGGATTAGACCTCCCCGAGGTAATCCCATAACTGATGTTATGTTTGGGGGGATTTGTTTGGATAAAATATCAACTAGATTATCAATATCATCCCATGTTAAATATATTTTAGATTTGATGCCCTCCATTGTTTATTTTTAATGAGTCAAAAAATTCTTTTCGAGCTTGATTATCGTTCTCTAAGAAT